TTCATTAACTGTGCGTAAACGATAACGGAAATTGTTACTTGCTGCGACTCTTTACGCTTTTCTGGTGTCATATCAGCACCAACATTTGCAAAGGCTTTTACAAGTTTTCCTGGATCTGTTAATGCTGTTGCCAGGAATAAATCTATATTTTCAAAAGTTTGAAGTGCATCTGCTACTTCAGCAAGAAGTATCACTCCATTGTCTAGCATGACTGGTTGTTCTGGTGGTAAATCTGAATATTCTAATCCCAGTTCTTCAAGTTCGTTAGATGGTATTGCTTCAAAAGAATCATACTCAGAAAGAATTTCTTCTAATGCCTGTTCTGTGGTAAGATTATTAGATGCAGGATCAATGGCTGAAGGACTTGGATCAGGAGTTTGACTCTCTATTGGACTTGGAGTTGGTTCTAATGGAGTCGAAGGAGTTGGCTCAGGAGTTGAAATTGGAATTACAACAGGTCCTGCTGTCTTTGATTGAGATGGCGAAGGAGTTGGAGTAGGTGTTGAAGAATCTTCTGTTGGCAGCGGTGTTGGCTCTACTGGTTGAGGTGTCTGTGTTGGCTCTGGTGTATTTGAGCTTGATGGTGTTGGCTCTGGGCTGGGAGTAGGATCCTGAACAAATAGTGTTGGACCAACAACGCTTAAAGAATATGTAGCGGTTGTATCATTATCTGCCCTTACTGAGAATGTATATTCTCTTCCAGTTCCACCAGTATAATCAAATGTACTAAAAGGAATTAATACATATGTATTATTTGAACTCCAACCATATCCAGCACATTCATTACATTGCCACGAAATGGCATATCTTTCTACACTAGTAAAAGGATCTGATGGTGGATCCCAAGATATATAAACGCCGTCAGATCTAACTTCTCCTACTATATTTGATGGTGGGTTTAAAGTTCTTATAGGACATTGAGCATCCCAGTTTACAGATGTACCATTCCAACATTCAATAGGTGGTGGCATTTGTGGACAAGTTTGATTTCCAGGTATTACTGAACCATCCCAACATACTATTGGTGCTGGTGGAGTTGTACACTCTGATTGATAATGTACTATTGATCCGTCCCAACAAGTAACTATTGGCTCTACTGGACATAAATCCATAGAACCTGCTTGTGATCCATCCCAACAATTTACTTGTGGTGGTGCAGTAAAGTCTGTAGGAGCAGGAGCAGGTTCAACTTCAATTGGCACACCTCTAATTACATCAAATGCTGCTTCAATAATTAATGGTTGACCATTTTGTTCAGAAACAATGCCTCTTCTAAGATTTTGAGGCAGCCATCCAAAAGTTGTTATTTCTCCATGCCAGTTTCCATTATTAAATCTATTAACCATTAATCTAATTTGAGTTAAATCTCCAGTAGATGTTGGAAATGGACGAACTGACCATTCAATACAAAATGAGTTTGAGTTATACCCATATGACACATAGGCTCCTTCACCCCAAGTTACCCAGTCGTATCCTGCTAAGGATACTGATGGGGTTTGTGGATAAGACCAGAAGTTTGCATCTGGATTACCAAAAGTCATAGTGGCGTTTGTTGTTAAATAAACTTGATTATGATCTACTCCACCAAGGAATAAATTGAAAGGCAAACTCATCTGATGGGCAACATCGTCTTCACCAGAAAATGTCTGCATATTACAAACTAATGGCTCAGCTTGTGTTGCTGGTGCTACTAAAAATATAGTTGTAGCGACCATCATTGGAATTAAAAGTAGGTAGGAAAGTAATTTTTTCAATTTATCGCATAGACTCCTTGTTAGATACTTCTAACAAAACTATTATATCATTTTATTACAGGGTTGCGTCAGGCATTATATCAGAAAAATCAGCAGGATAGTCAGCACCTGGAGTCCACATTTTAAACTGTCTAATATCTGATGTGTAATATTTACTTCCACCAGTAATTCTTATTTGTACAACTACTGGAGAATTTGTTTCAATTTCCCAGCAATTTGAAAATACTAATTCGCTAGAAGGTTTTGATGGAACTGCAAAATAGTTTGTAGCGGTAGTATCATTTTTTCCTGATTTTAATCTAGCTAATCTTACTTTTACATACTTTGGCTTCTTCTTACCTTTTGTATCTATACCAACTTGATAGCAAAATAATGATCTTGCTCCATTACCCTTTAGTGCATTATTACCTTTAAATTCTAAAGTAGTCCACTTATTGCTTTTAATTTTTTGATGTTTCGTAGATTTATATCTAACTGACTCTTCTGCATTTGTTGGAGCTGCTGAAAGCAATATTAGAGAAATTACTGTAAACACTGATATTAGTGCTTTATTAAATTTTCTCATTTAATTATTTTATCATACATATAAAAATAGACAGTTTTGCGACTTGTCTAGGTCGTTTCCCATCCTAAGGAAAATTTATAATTCCCTGTTTTTGATGCCTCTTTGCTCTACAGGGACTAGCCTACCTCTATGCTCAGCTTTAATATCTTTTCTTACCCAAGTCATACCATAAGTTTCTTCCAAGTTATCAACTCCAACTCTCATCTTAAGTCTTTCAGCCATAGACTGGAATGTTGGATCGTCACTTAAATTTAGATAAGAGTTATGATACCAAGGTAGGTCATAGAATGCTGGAGCATTTACTAGCAGCATACCAGCAGTTGTCCAGTGTTCTTCAATTCTTGGACTAGTATTAACAGCCTTACCCTTTAAGCCATATACTGGAACATCTACTCCAACTAGTGGGTGATCAATTTCTAGCATCTTTTCAACAATTTCTGATGTGAGCATTGTGTCTGAATCAACATACAAAATTCCATCATAATTTATAACACCATGATTAATTTCTGTACAATCTTCTCCCCAGTGATGACCAGATGTTTTTCTTACTCTTTGTGCAAATTCTCTAATTAAGTTTCTACCAGTTTCAATTCTAATCCATCTGTTAGAAGAAGTTACTTCTGATTCCATATCATTAATTGAATATGTCCAATAGTCACCATTTACTTCTTTTAGCTTTTCAATAACTTTAGCAAATGGTTCGAGACCTCTATTATCTAGTTCTAATGCTGCAAAGAATTTAACATTTGGAAATCTTGCTAAAATATTTTGTGCCTGTTCTAGCCAAGTTAGATCTTCACCCATGTCGCACTTCCATCCAACAAGTGGTGTTCCAATAACTAGATGCTTTTCATAATTTACTTCTTTAAACATTGTTTAATTCATTCCTTACTTGAACAATATTGTCTGAGCAATATCCTATAAATTTTCTATTCTTTAAATCTTTAATACCAAAGAATAATTCTGGAAGAACGCATATTGTTTTATTACCAGCCTCTTCAACTCCTGGATAAGCCCATAAATATCCTTTACTTGTAATTGTATAATCATCTTTGCTATGATAAAAGAAATTTAAATCATGATCCATCGCATACTCTAAAGCATATCTATCTTTACAATGAACCCATAAATTATCACGAAACTTATTAATAAAGTTATTAGTTATCTTATACTGTGGCTCATCATGTCCTAAATATACTTTACCCTTATGTCCACGAAAATCTACTTCTACATCAAATCCAAGCAGTATCGCTGTAGAAATTTGTAATGGACTATTCTCACGCTTCGGATCTTTTCCATCAATATTCCCTCTATGAGAAATTAATATCATTTTTCTACCTGAACCCAAATCCAATTTCTATGATTATCTCCTGGACCAGTTGGTCTAATATCTGATTTATAATTCTTGAAGCCAATCTTATTAACTAAATCATCAATCAGTTCATTTTCATCTGTAATGCTAACATCTGAATGACCATTAGTACTTGCAGCATCATAAACGTTGTCATAGTATCCTGCTGTTGGGATTCCTTCTTTTCCACCAAAGCCCATCTGGAAACAAAGCTTTCCACCATCTTTAAGAACACGATGAACTTCTTTAAGAATGTTAAATCTAACTTCATGCACACAAATATGCTGGAAACAAATTACAGCAAATACAACATCGTAGACATTATCTTCAATCATTGAAAGGTTGTCTCCAGATGTTACATATAGGTTTGGCAACTTAATATTATTATGTTGTAGATTTACTTTAGCTTTTTCAATATTAATAGGAGAAATATCTACGCCATCAATTCTTTCAAATCTATTACTAAATTCAACAAGATTTCTAGCTGGACCACATCCATACTCAAGTGCAACTAATCCATTGGTATCAAAATCTTTAAATAAATATTCATCATAGTCTGACCAATTATTATGTGCATCATACGATCCTACTACAGGGTCTCTAAAATTAATTGACCACTTATCTGCATATTCATCATAGTAATCATTCTGCATCTTTAAATAGTCTTTTTTACTCTTTGCCATTATTTCTCCTTGTGATTTTCTAAAAAGTAATTTAAATCTTCTGGCGTTCCAATACCCCACATTTTGTCAATCATCTTTAGCCTAATTTTCTTGCCATCTTCGATTGCCTCATTGAATACTGGACACACATAAAATTCATTATTTGTTCTAACATTCTTTTCTATCATTTGTTTTGCATACTTAACATAGTCTGAACCATGCTTCCAAAAATATACACCAACAGTTGCATTGTCAGATATAGGATTCTTTTCTGCTACCTCTGATACAAATCCATCCTCACCAATCTTAGCAAACGACCATTTAGGATGTGTTGCCTTAAATGATAAAATTCCACCATCAGACTTACTTGCAGTGAACTCATACAGTGCCTCATTTGAATCCCATTCAATATACTGATCTGAATTAGCCATTAGAAGTGGCTTATCACTATTAATTAAATGTTCTGCAAGTAGTGTTGTACATGCTGCACCTTCTGTCATTCCATCGACAATAACTATGTCGCAGTCTGGCGCAATTAAATTTAATAGTTGCTTAAGATTGTACTTTTCATAGTGCTCTTTTTGTACTAAGAAAATATAGTGTGCATCAATATTAAGGTTTTCTACAACTACCTGAATCATGGGCTTACCATTAACTTCAATTAATGGTTTGGGAAATGTATATCCAGCTTGTGCAAATCTTGAACCTGCTCCAGCCATAGGGATGAGTACATTCATCTCTTTATTCTTCCAAGGCACTTGTCCAGTTCTCTCTTTCTGTTCAAACTTTTTGATAAAGTCTATGAACATTATATCATTTAGATCGTAAGAGTCTTTAATTGGGTAGAGATTTGCACCAGAATTTATAGCACCTTGTCTTCCAACATGCGAGTCTTCAATAATTATTGTGTCCTTTGGAAAAGCTCCAAGAGTTACCATACACTTCCAGTACATTTCTGGGTGTGGTTTTGGATGCCAAACATCTTCATTGCTTACGATAAAGTCAACTAGGTGTAACACGTCTATAGAGTGCAAAGATTTAATAATTGTTTCTCTAATACTATTTGATGCTATAGCAACTTTCCAACCATTATTCTTTAAATAATTCATAATACTAATAGCAATAGTATTTCTTGGCAAGTCTTCTAGTAATCTAAAAGTAGCCTCCTGTTTGTTTGCCCAAACTTCATCATGTTTTTCTATTGGAAGCCCTTTTTCTTGGGTAAGCATATTAAGTTTTTTTCTTGTATTAAGACCATCATACTTTGATAAGTGTTCTGCATAAGATATTTTAAACTGTTCTCCAACAAGTCCTAGAGCGTCATTGAGAGCTTTATAATGAAGGTCTTTAGAATCTATAAGGACACCATCTAAATCAAATATAACTAATTTATTACTCATCTTTGTGGACCTGCATGTCTGTGCCATTTGTTATGTCTAACAATACTATTACCATTACATTTCATTACATATTTATCTCTAACCCTGTAAGACCATTCAACGTCTTCTTCTTCATTCCAACCACGACTTTCGTCAAGTGGCTCCTCTAACATGACGTGACGCTTAACAATAAAGAATCCACCAGATATGTACATGTACTGTGTTTGTGACCAATCATCATATCTTAGTGACCAGGCTCTTCCATGACCAGGCTTATCCCACAGAGACCAGTCCATAGGGTTTCTTGCACCTGTGATCAAATATTGTGGGCAAGAACAAATATCCCAGTCTGTTCCAAACTCAACAAAGTTTTTATACCAGTCTTTATCAAAAATATGATAATCATGCATCAATACAATATTTTCATACTTTGCATTCTGAACTAAAATATTTTTCTTTCTAGTAATCCACATTGGTTTTTCATCTTCATTGAAGTCAATCTTTCTAATATCTTCTCCATCAATGCCAGAGCTGTCTCCTCCACCAACAAATAGGATTTCATATTCTGGAATATTCAGATTACGAATACTATCTATAATCTCTTGAAGCCTTTGCTTATCCTGATATACTGTTATAATTCCAAAAGTCCACTGTATATCATTCATTACTTATACCCCTTCTTTGACCACTGAGTTCTAATATAATTACCAAAAGAGTTTAATCTTAACCAGTCTTCTTGCTTATCTGTATGAACTCCATCTGGGTAGTATTCAAATTCAGACTCCCAAGTTTCTCTTTTAAAAGGAGTTACCTGTATCATCGGAGTGCCTCTTTCAATCAATCCTTCAAACCCATCTCTTAAAAGCATTGGTATTGGCAATGCAGCATCATACTTGTCTGTGTCAACTACTGCATCAAATGCTCTAAAAGGAGAGTCGTTATGTCCTACTGGAGCAGATATTCTTACAGAGTATCCTGGTGGAGTTTTTATACACCAAAGATTTACAAATTTAAAAACAAATTCAGAATATCCTTCTGGGATATCCAACATATCAGCACCATCAATATTGCCTTCAAAAACTTCTTTTGTTGCTTTCCAGAATATGTTTGGAACATAATGTCTTTTATCTTCTGAGATATTGCTTACTTGAATGTCGCACCAAAGTGGAA